GAAGCAGCAATAACGTCGGCACCAGTTATGTTTCCGGCTGCTGATACGGTGCCAGCAGTTCTAACATTGCCGCCGGTGACGTTGGCAGTTGTTATCACCGGACCTGTGAGACTAACTAGATTGCCTGTGTAAGTTGGAAGGTATGCAGCTACATTGGCATTTGAATAATTGGTATTGCCGCCACTGATGCCAGTTAAAAATGCACCATTGCCATAATAATATTGAGCATGAACTTCGTTAAACTGTTTGGCATCACTTCCTAAATCATATACAGAATCTATACTAGGTATAATGCTACTATTTGATTGTACTACTCCAATACCATTTGCACTGAGTACAAGATTTTGATTAGTAATTGTTGTGCTAATAACATTGTCTTTGAGACTTATGGTTGTCCCAGGTATACTGTTACTACCTTGTGGAAATGGCGCACCATTTGCATAATAATAATTGTCTGTGTATAACGCTGTTGTAACAGTATTACCAGATACACTAACGCTGGTAAAAGTTGGCGATCCGCCGTTGGTTACAACTGTTGCATTGTTTACAACTAAATTTCCACCACTGATTGTGACTGGAATTGATTTGAGATATAGTGTATTTGCAACCCAAGCAGTGTTCCATTGATTGCCAACATTGCCCAGACTGTAAACATTACTCGATGGCAGGATATTACTTTGAACATTGTTTAGATCAATATTGCTTGCGCCACCATTTATGCCAGTTAGAAAATATCCGTTGCCAAAGAAAAACTGCCCAGTAACATTACCACTGGAATTTATATTTCCAGTGATAGAAGCGGTGTTGCTTACAAGATACCTTGTGTATGCCGAATCAAAGTATCTAGTGGGACTACCAAGGTCATATACAGAATCAATATTAGGCACTGTGGTGCTGGACAACGCTACATTGCCAACCCCATTACCAGCCAACACAAGATCAAGATTGATTACATCAGTGGTAATTTTATTGTTAGAAATTACTACTTGTGAATTTACCGGACCAGCAGCCCAAACATTGGCAAAATTGTTGTTGACAGCGTTAAATGCATCTCGCAGAGATTCGCCAGTACCGTCATTGGCAACTTGTCCTACGTTTATTATTTGTTGTGGTTCACTCATGCTAAATCTTGATCCTATGGTATATTTACCGGAACTTGGACCTTGCTGAGTTTGTGTTAAACTCCAAATAAACTTTGAAATTCTGCTATGTTCAGACGGGCGTATCGGGGGTGTTTGTTGAATTCTGGCACATCTGCTGTGAATGCGCCATGCACTCTAATGAAGTTTGTGTGTGGATAATCTTTCATTACTTTGAGCAGTTGGCGTTCCCAATTTCCAGTGTAAGTTGGATTTGCAGCACTGCGTTTGTAAAATTCTGAATCAGCATAAACATTGTTGAATCTATCATTGATGCCGGCCATGTCAAATCCTAACAAATAGATGTTTAGATTCTGATCTGCTGCTGAAATGGCAGCTGCCAGGGGTCCAGAACTGTACCCCCAATATTGTTCAGGCACACGGTGTGCGCCTAGACCTTCCAGCGGTTTTCTAGTGTAAAATTTATTTTTTAGTGGATAACCCGAGTGCTGTATTTGCTCACTAATTGGGCGATCAGTAGCAATCAACACATCTGGAGTAAAATCCCTGTACAAAGCATTGCACCCATAGATTGTACCGTGAGTACGCAGGTGTTCCAAATTCACACCCTTACGAGTAACTCCGTTTCCTAATACAAATGCTGTGGTCATAAAAAATCCTCCTTGTAGTTAGCAAGGAGGACGGTGGGATCAAATCTAATTAGCTTGTGACTTTAACCACTTGTGCCAATTGTAGACTGCCGTTTTGTGCATTGGTGCTGTTGATAATCTCTGCACCAGACCATGTAACTGTGCCTTCGTCTGAGAAGAAGTTCACAGGATAGAAGTTTTCACCACTTTGAACGTTGGTACCAGCATTACTGTTGCTGTAATTCTGATAAGTCATGCCATTCCAGTCACGAATCCATTTGTTGGTAATACAACTGGCATACACAGCGGCACTATCGCCTACTGAATATTCAATATTCATTTGTCCGGGGGTTAAAGCACCCACGGCTGCATTTGCCAACACACATTGGCCAACTGGATATGCTGTACCTGTACCTGCTCCAACTGCGGTAGCAGTGAAGATATCACCAACTGCCACATTTGTTCCTGCGCCAACTGCTGCCCAATTTGTGTCACCCACGCTGGCAACACTGTATGCTTGACCAATAATAAAACTTTCATCAGCTGTGGCGCTGGCAACATAAGCTACCAAAAACTTGTGCGCACCCTTCTGACGAATCAAGCGACCAGCACCGCCACCAGTAGATGTGTTATCTGCCAACAAGATATTCACTTGTGGAAGAATGATAGGATAACTTGTTGTTGTAGCAGTGGTACTCAATCCACCAACCACGCCCAAGAAATCGTCAGCACTAAGAGTGTCTGCACTGTTGTACACTGGATCAGTCAATGACCCAAAATTTGGATAACCTTGATCCACTGGCACAGCAGCGGCTGGTTGGTTAACTGTGCCGTTGGCATTGATTGTGATACCTTGTGCGGTACCGTATTTTTGAATTTTTAGAGCTCTTCCCATTTGATTTCTCCTTATAGAAGCCCGATGCGGGTTCCAGCCGCTACGCAGGGGTGAACTGCATAAAACGCCGTATTGCGTTGACAAGTATTTAGCGAAAATGTAAAATGGCCAGGATTGCACCTTAAATATACCCATGGACACAAACACTCTCATCGCTCAAGGCAACGACCTTAGAGCACAACATCGCCCATTGGAAGCTCTCAAATGTTATGCTCAGGCATTCGTTGAAGATCCAGATTTAGCAGCAGCTTGGAACAACTATGGCAATGTCATGAGAGAGTGCGGTCAACCTGCCAGGGCTCTGCCATTTTTACAGCATGCCATTGTGTTAGAACCCACATCAGCCACTGCACAATTTAATCTTGCTGTGGCATTATTGCAGATGGGCAACTATCGAGACGGCTGGCGCCAATACGAGACTCGCTGGAACTACGAACATCTAGCAGGAGCCCTGCCCAAGCACCAGCAGCCACGCTGGACCGGTCAAGATCTCAAAGACAAAACCATACTCGTAGAAGGCGAACAAGGGCATGGTGATAACATTCAGTTTGTGAGATTCATTTACAATCTGCACACAATGGGCGCAAAGATCAAACTCAAAGTTACCGATTCGTTGATTCCGTTGTTTGCCGGAAGTCCTTTGCTGGAAGCTATTGGAAGATATACTGATGATCTTGGAAATTTTGATTACTGGACTCCTATCATGAGTATTCCGGGTATTCTAGGTGTAACATTAGAAAACTTGCCTAGGCCAGTGAACTATCTCAATGCTGACATGGGCAAACAACAAGAGTGGCTGCAACTCCTGGGTCCAAAGAATCGCATGAGGGTAGGCTTTTGCTGGAGTGGTAGAAAAGACAACTGGCTGAACGAACACAAAGGCATGCCATTTCCTGTGATGCTGGATTTGATCAAAACCAATCCAAACTATGAATGGGTGAACTTGCAGATTGATGCCAGTGCAGAAGAAGAAGCTGAACTAGCTGCCGCTGGTGTGAGTAGGTTTCCAGGCACCATACAAAGTTTTGCTGACACTGCGGCTTTGATTATGGCAATGGATGTGGTGATTGGTGTGGATACTGCTGTGTCACATTTGAGTGGTGCGTTAGGCCGGCCCACTTGGATCATGCTCAACTGGTTTGGCACAGACTGGCGATACTTGTTAAATCGTGATGATTGCCCTTGGTATTCTACTGCACGGTTATTTAGACAGCCAGTTCAAGATGACTGGACGTCAGTGACAAAAAAAATTGCCCAATATCTATCGTGGTTTAAAGTTTAAACTGCTCAACGCAAAACTTTTTAAATTCATCACTTGTTAGTCGTTCACGATTGGCAATTACTCTATGTTGACAGCGATGCCAATCTGCCAGTGCATCACCATGTGTGATATAGTCTGTAATGAATTTACATGTAAGTTCATATCGAATACTATCATCTTGTACTAAATCCCATGTACGCCAAGGTACAATGTCTTCAAACATATCAAACCCTGCGTCTTGACAAAATTGTGTAGCACCTGCATGACTTAGCAAGATTGGAATTTGATAACTGGCCAGTGGCTTGCATATTTTTTCAGTTAAGAATCCCAAATTTGGACAGCTCTCAGTTACTATGTTTACAGCACATTCGTGGTGACATATAGGTCCTAAAGTAATATCTGCTTTATAGTTATCATGTTTTTCTGCATCAAATCTTCTAGGCAACAGATGTTCAAATTGTTTAAATTCTTCACGCTTGTGGTTGGGTAGTTGCTCCAGTTGGTTGTGTGGATCATTTTTAGGATCCCAAAAAAATGTATATTCAATTTTGTCAAACAAGTTGTGTTTGGCCAATTCAATGAACAACCATATTCTATGCCAAATTGCTCGATGATTCAAACTCATAAATGGTTTGATTTTTTTCTCAAAAGTTGGGAATAGCAAAGCCTGCCCATGTATGTAAGTGCTATGTGAGTACGAATGAAAAAATGCTGGATAAAAAATATAATCAGACTCAGGCTTATAATATTTTTTATAGTGATTTGCTATAATTTTTACAGGACCGTGTTGTTTTAACTCGTCTACTAGTCCTGTGATATGTGGTGACTCTAGCACTTCTGGATTTTGAGATAAGTCATAATAAATTGTTTGCCCATTGTACTCAGGACAAAATTCTGCCCATTTTGAAATTTGTTCACGAGCACTAACAATATGTTCAGTAATTACCAATGAGCGGTCAGGAATCAATGGCCAAAGATATTGTCTAGTATTATATGTGTCAGTTTGTTTGGTTAAAAATATAGGAGGCATAAAAATACTTAGTCAACAAAAAACCTGCCAAAGCAGGTTCTTTGCCTTCCCATCCCTGGGTTGGTTCTCTGATTAGGAGAATGACAAGTTAGATACTGCAATTTCTCCAACATAGTCGCCGGCGTTACCGAACGAACTTGCAGTGTTGGTCAACTCAATGTAACCATAACGTGTCATGAATGACACTACTGGTTCAAAGGTTGTTGGATCCAACACAACACCACTGCTCATCAACGGAATGTATGGGCAGTAGAATGCAGGAGCATCAGCTTCTGAAGAGCCTTTGTAGCCAACCAGAACTGGTGTGGTGTCAGCAGCATAGCTGTCAACAAACACACGCATAGAACCATTCAGTGTACCAACAAACTTGGTGTTTGTGGGTGCTTCGAAGGTACCTTCTGTGGTACGAGCAAAAGCTGAAGTTGTTGCACTTTGCAACACTGTCAGAGCAGCTGAACTCACAACAGCGTAGTTACCAGCGCCACGACGAGTACGTTGGGCGATCAAGTTAGCAACACGGTTGATCAAAACAGCCAATGCGGCATGTTCGTCACCAACGAATGTAGCTGTACCTGAAACGGTAGCTTGGTTGTATGTGAACTCAGTAGATGCCAATGAGCGCAAGCTCAAAAGAATCTCTTGGTCAATTTCAGCGGTAATCTCTTGTGCTAGAGCAGCCATGATTTCTGCTTCAACGTCAATACCATGCATGGCTTGTGCGTCTTGTGCAGATTCAAAAGTCCAGCGAGCTTGCAGCTTGCGGGTCTTGGCTTCAACAGCTTGTTTCAAGATTTGAACGCTGATTTGCTTGCCGCCAGTACCTTCTAAAGTAGCTGTATTACCACCAGTGTAAGCATTGGTGCTAGTAGTACCTTGAGGAACTGTAGAGTATGCAGTAGCAATTGTAAAGGGTGACAATGCTTCTTGGCCAGCTGTAACAGAAGTTGCAGCAGCAGAAGTATCAGTCAAACTTTGTGCGTAACGAACACGCAGAGTGTGGATCTGACCAACAGGGCCGGTCATTGGCTGAACACCAACCAACTCGTTAGCAATAACAGTTGGCATCACACGACGGATAACTGGCAGAATCACACGGTTAAGTGTGGCAATGTTGCCAGAAGAGGTTGATCCAGCACTTGCGTTCTCTTTCAAGTAACGCTTGGTGTTTTCCAGGATAACACTCATTGAATTGCGCTTGGTGCCGTTTAGACCTTCAAGCAGAGCTTCTTTAGTCTCGCTCCAGCGACTTTCTAAAAGTTCTTGTGACATTTAAGTCTCCTAAATTTTTATTATTACAGTCCAGCCAGTCTCTTGAGGTCAATCACATTGCTGCGATCTTCATCAGACTCTGACTTTTGTGGAACTGTCTTATCACCGGTAACTGCGGATACTTGCTCAGAGATCACCTTGCGGGCTTTTACTGATCGGTCTTCCAACACTGCTGGTAGATACTTTTCAAAAGCATTTTTCAAACGGTTAGTTTGAACGCTTTCAAGCAAATTACGCATGACTTCTTGTTTTTCCTTATTCAAGGGACGTAACAGTTCATCCATTGTGCTGTCACGCTCATTGGATTCTTTAATCATACGCAGTTCGCGCTCTTTATTCTCAACCAAGACTTTGGCTTTCTCGGTGAGACGAATTGCCTCAGACAATTTCTTGTCTTTGTGCGCAATTGTATTGTGCAACTTACGAACTTCGGCTTTCTCATTCAAGTGAGTAGCACCAAATTCAGTAGCATACGCTTCGAAGATACGACGACCAAAATTGTTCTCGCGAGCAATCTTGATGTCTTCTTGCAATTGGTTCAGTTCAGCCTTCAAGTGACGGCTAACAGCAGAACTCATTTTTTGTGCAGATTCTTTTACAAATCGCACTTTGAGTCCTTCTAGCTTTTCACGAGCCTCACGCACCAGACGCACTTTTGTCTCTACGACATCACGCTTGTCTTTTGCGAATTCTGTGATTTCTCTAGCTAGAGCCTGCACCACGAAGTTTTCAAGTTTTGCAACTCCTTCGGTGTGCATTTTACGGTCTTTACGCAGTTCAGAAATTTCTTCAGAAAGTTTGGTTACCAAAAAGCTGTTAAACTTAGTAGCTGACTCTTTCATCTTGTGTTGAAACTTCACACGGTCTTCGGCCAAGTTGCGCTTTTCAGCAGCAATATTAGCTAATTCTCCTGCGAGACCTTCTGTTACCATCTTATCTAGGGCTTCTACCATCACTGACTTGTCGTGCTCATAGCGTTGTGCAAACTCCTCACGAAGTTCAGCACGAACCATCTCAC